CTTCTGGTAGTGTTATTATTGAATTAAGAAAAGACGAATCATTTACTGCATAGGTTTTTCTTATGACAATTGCTAACACAAAGGTTGTTGATACCACTTTGAAATATATTGTACGATCAAAGGGTATCAAAGACGAAGAAGATCAGATTATTGTTGACGCTGAAGAATTAACTAGCGGAAACAATCAATCTAAAGTTAGTTTGATTGAGTGTTATTATTTAATAGAGGGTACTGGTGAATTAAAAATAAGTGCCTCTAGTGAAGAAAAAGATTTAACTTTAACTGGTAAAGGTAAGTATGGATTACGACCTGACCAATTAAAGTTTGGTAATGATAAACAAATATTATTAACAACGGACTCAAATGTAAAGAGTTATTTGTTGGTAACTGAATTTAGGAGAAATAATTAATGGCTGATGTTGTAACAACTCAAACTTTAGTGGATACGGCTGGTGTAAAAACAGTTGTAAAGATGACTAATATGAGCGATGGATCAGGTGAAACGCTTGTAACAAAAATGGATGCTAGTGCTCTAACATTCATGACCGAGGATAGCACTAAATCTATTGCAAAAATTTGGTGGTCAATTAATACTACTAATGGTAAATCTGGAGTAGAATTATTATTTGCAGGTAGCGGAACAAGTGCTGCTAATTCAACTATAGGATTTTTCTCTGGTACAGGTTATCACGATTACTATACAGCAGGTAATAGTATTCCTAATAACGCTACACTAACAGATAATACAAGTCCTGCTGGTGATATATTACTTTCAACAAAAGGTTTTGTTGCTGGTGATAACTATACAATAATATTAGAAGTAAGATAAATGGCTAAAAAAAGAAAAGATTACTCGAAAGAGATACTTGAAAGAATAGTGGGAACAAAAAAGAAAACTGATCTTGCTGAAAAATTTAAAGAAGCATTTGCTGAAAAGTATGGTGTTAAAAGAGAAGAATTAAAAAAAGGAATTGTAGATAAAGTCTATAATAATAAAGAGAAGGTGGAGAGATGAAACTAATAACAGAAACAATTGAAGATATCGAAGTATTGACAGAAGCAACCGCTAACGGTGGCAAGTCATACAAGATAAAAGGTGTCTTTATGCAAGCGGATATTAAGAACCGTAACGGTCGTGTCTATCCAGTCGAAACTCTTGCTAAAGAAGTAAAAAGATATACAAATGAATTTATCAATAAGAAACGAGCATTTGGTGAACTTGGACATCCAGACGGACCAACAGTAAACCTTGAGCGTGTTTCTCACATGATAACTAGTCTTAAACCAGAAGGTAAAAACTTCATAGGTGAGGCTAAAGTAATGGATACTCCTTACGGTAAAATCGTCAAAAATTTAATTGACGAAGGCGCACAATTAGGTGTATCTTCAAGAGGTATGGGTTCTATTCAACAACAACATGGAAAAAATGTTGTTGGTAGAGATTTCTACCTTGCAACAGCAGCTGATATAGTTGCAGACCCATCGGCACCTGACGCTTTCGTAGAAGGTATCATGGAGAATAAAGAATGGGTATGGGACAACGGAGTACTGAAAAGTATGGAAGTTGAACAATACAAACAAGAAATAGAGAAAACAAAGAGAAAAGAATTGGCAGAAGTCAAATCTAATATCTTTAAAGACTTTATATCTAAACTATAACAAAACCTACGCAGCTGCACAGGAAGCGTAGGTATTGGGTTGGTTATTGTTATAAATAATAGTAACTGAAAAATTAATTAATTTTTAAAGGAGACCGAATGTCTGAAACCGAAAATAAGAAAGAGTTAGACAAAGTGGAAGAGCAAATTAAGAATGCCGCTAATAAAGATGGCGCTCCCGCTGAACCTAACCACCTTAAAAATGACGCAGAGGATCTTGGTGCACCAGTTGTAAAACCAACTGACAGCAACCCAGACGCTACGAAAAAGGTTAGTAAAGTATCAGATCAGGTTAATAAAGACGCTAAGGATGGTTCTTTACCAAAAGATCACAAACCTGGCTCTTCTGTTAAAGAGGAAGAAGTAGAAGTTAAAGGCGAAGAAGAAATTGCTGAAACGGCTGCAGAAACTACTGAAATGGAAATTGACCTAACTGATGATGTTAAAGCATTAGTTTCTACAGACGCTGACTTATCTGAGGAATTCAAAGAAAAGGCTGCGACTATTTTTGAAACTGCTGTTAAAACAAGAATACAAGAACAGACAAAGATCCTTGAAGCGAAGTATGAAGAAAAACTTTCAGCTGAAAAAACAACAATCAAAGAAGCTATGGTAGAAAAAGTAGATTCTTACCTTAACTATGTTGTTGAAGAATGGATGAAAGAAAATGAATTAGCAGTAGAGAGAGGTATTCGTACCGAGATTGCTGAGGACTTCATTACTGGTCTTAAAGGTCTTTTCAAGGAACACTACATTGATGTTCCAGAAGAAAAATATAATGTGCTAGATGATTTAACAAATCAAGTTAAAGATTTAGAAGGTAAACTAAATGAACAGATTGAAAAGAATGTAAATCTGAGCAAAGAAGTTTCTGAATCTGCAAAAGAGAAAATTCTTGCTGATGTTTCTGCTGATTTAGCTGAAACTGAAAAAGAAAAATTTGCTAAAATGGCTGAGAATGTTGAATTTGATAGTGCTGACAAATTTAGAGAAAAGTTAGAAACTGTTAAAGAATCTTACTTCCCTAAAACTAAAATAGAAGAAACAGCGTCTAAGGACGAGGTTGATTCTGTGGCGGCGAACGAACCTGCTGATTATGCTGGTAAGTCCGATGCTATGGCTGCATACACGGCCGCTATATCAAAAAACCTAAAGTCTTTAAAAGCTTAAGGGTGACTACTAACAACTTAAACAATTAATAGGAGAGATAAAAATGTATCTTACTGAAAATTTACAAGAAAAGTGGCAGCCAGTCCTAGAGCATCCTGATTTACCAAAAATTGAGGATTCTTATAAGAGAGCTGTTACAACTGTTATTCTTGAAAACCAAGAAAAAGCAGTTAGGGAAGACCGAAGCTTTATGGCTGAGGCTGCACCTGCTAACTCAACTTCTTCTAGTGTTGATAACTGGGATCCAGTATTAATATCACTAGTTAGAAGAGCTATGCCTAACTTGATCGCTTACGACATTTGTGGCGTTCAACCTATGACAGGTCCAACAGGATTAATCTTTGCTATGAAATCAAGATTTGGTTCACAAGCTGGTGCTGAAGCACTATTTGATGAAGCAGACACAGATTTCTCAGCTAGAGATGCTGCTTCTGACACAGGTTCACCTGATGCTCAATCAGGAACTAACCCTGCTACATTAAACGATTCACCTTCTGCTGGAACTTACACAACTGGTTCTGGTATGACTACTGCTCAGGCAGAAACACTAGGTGATGGTACTGATGAGTTTGCTGAAATGGCTTTCTCAATCGACAAAGTAACTGTTACTGCTAAATCTAGAGCACTCAAAGCTGAGTACACTATGGAACTTGCTCAAGACTTAAAAGCAATCCATGGCTTAGACGCAGAAACAGAACTTGCTAACATCTTATCAAGTGAAATTCTTGCTGAAATCAATCGTGAAGTTGTAAGAACTATTTACGGACACGCTAACAAAGGTGCTGAAGTAAATACTACTACTGCTGGTATTTTTGACTTAGATACTGACTCTAACGGTCGTTGGTCAGTTGAAAAATTCAAAGGTCTTCTTTTCCAATTGGAAAGAGATGCTAATGCAATTGGTCAAAAAACAAGAAGAGGTAAAGGGAACATAATTATTTGTTCTGCTGATGTTGCTTCTGCTTTACAAATGGCTGGCGTACTAGATTATGCTCCGGCGTTGAACACAAACTTAAATGTTGACGATACTGGTAATACTTTTGCTGGTACTCTAAACGGAAGATTTAAAGTATATGTTGATCCATATGCAGCAAATATTTCTGCTAGTCAATACTATGTTGTTGGATACAAAGGAACAAGTCCTTACGATTCAGGTCTGTTTTATTGCCCATATGTTCCACTACAAATGGTGAGAGCAGTTGGACAAGACAGCTTCCAACCAAAAATCGGGTTTAAAACTCGTTACGGAATGGTTCAAAATCCATTCGCAACAACTAACGGCGATGGCGCTCTAGATAACTCTGGTGCAGTTGCTGCTGGTGCACAAAACATTTATTACAGACGAGTAAAAATTACTAACATTATGTAATTTTACTTATTGTAAATTGTTTAAAGAGGGGGCTTCGGCCCCCTTTTTTTTACCTCTATAACTATTATAAATAGTAGTATGACTGAAACAAATATTCAAAATAGACAACCCGGAATAATGGACTATGCAAGTCCTATACAGTTTAGATTTAAATGTACTAAAATGCCTTTGGTAGAATACTTTTGTCAAACGGCAAATATACCTGGTATAAGTTTAGGGTCTGCAATTGTTCCGACTTCAATGTATGATTATCCTGTACCTGGAGATAATATATCATATCAAAGTTTTGATATATCATTTCTAGTAGATGAAAATTTAAACAACTATAAAGAACTACACGACTGGATAAGTGGTTTAGGTTTTCCTAAGAATCACGAACAGTTTGCAAATTTACAAGGATCTGGTTCTGATAGATTTCCTGGAACTACTTCAAGCACTGCTGCAACAGGAACATCTGTACCAAAACCTCTTGATGAGGGTGGTATATATGCGGATGCCACATTGTCAATATTAAATAGTAAAAATATTGTAAAGACTGAAATAAGATTTCAAAACTTATATCCAACTTCTATTGGAAGTTTATCTTATGATGTACAAGCATCCGATGTTGATTACTTGAGAGTTTCAGCAAGTTTTAATTATTTAAATTATGATATAGTACAAGTTTCTACTACTTAGGCCTTGACTTTTCACCGATAAGGTGATATAATATACACTATGACATTAGACGAATTACAAGCACAGGTTAGTAAGGATTTTAAATTAGATGATACTGAACTAGATTCAGAATCAATTAAGATACCTCTACTACATAACAAATATCTTCAACATTTTAACAAGTTTTCTTTACTCTTAAAAAAGGCAGAGTATGATCATAAAATACTTGTAAGAGAAAAATGGGAATATTATACTGGTAAAGCAGACGCTTCGGTATACAAAGAAAAACCATTTGATCTTAAAGTATTAAAAGCAGATGTTCATATCTACATTGACTCAGATGAAGAACTACAAAAGGCAGATCAAAAAGTTGCCTATCTTAATACTGTGGTTAAGTATTTAGAGCAAGTGTTGAGAAGTATTAATAACAGAACTTTCTTAATTAAGAATGCTATTGAATGGAAGAAGTTTACTAGCGGGGCAATATAATGGAACATCAACAAAGATTTCCTACAAACATATTCATAGGTGATGATTTTATCAATTCACTAGAAGGACCAGAATATACAGATAGTCTTATTCAGGGTATGAAAAAACATATCGAAAAACTATGGGCAAAAAGAGATAAAAATAAACCAAACTTTCAAACACATCCTTTTCTATACAACGAAAATGCATTTCAACCTTTAGCAGATTTAATTCTAAAAAAGAATTTAGAGAATATGAAAACATTAAAATACAATGTTAAACTTGAAAATTTATTCATGTCAGGTATGTGGGCAAATATAATTGCACCTGGCGAAATGCATAGAGCACATACACATTCAAATAATTTATGGAGTGGAGTATATTACTTATATTCTGATCAAAATGCAGGTATTACTTTTCAAGACCCTAGACCTGCGGCCGATGTACTGGTACCAAGAAAATTAGAACACACTACTGAAAATTCTAATCTATTATTATATGCTTCTAAAACAAATAGAGCAATAATGTTTCCGTCATGGTTAATGCATTGGGTGAATACAAACACATCAAAAAGTAATCGCATAAGTATATCTTGGAATATACATATCAAAGGACAAATGGGAGAACACCATGACTTACAATCCGCCATCTATTGAAGATTATAAACCAAAGGTTATCGACTTCATAAAATTTTATCCAGAAGTCGTTGATTCTAAATTATGTAATTCAATTATATCACATTATTATAAAAACGCAAAGTGGAATACATCAACATTTTCAAATCATAATAAAAATCTAGGCACATCTAAAGTTGATATGAAAGAATATTGGATTAGACAAAATGATGGTCATGGATATTATAATCATTTAAGAACTGCTTTCGTGAAAACAATTTCAGAATATACTCAAGAACACACTCGAATAAAACCTCAAAAATTTACTGACTTTAGAATCAATCGTTATGCTAAAGGCGGATTTATGAAAAGTCATATAGATAATATTCACCATAGTCACGGACAACAATATGGTTATCCACATCTTACATCTTTAATATTTTTAAATGATGACTATGATGGTGGTGAATTTGAATTATGCGATGGTTTGTTTACTGCACCTAAACAACAAGGATCTGCTGTTGTTTTTCCTTCTAACTTTATGTATCCACACGAAGTAAAGAAAGTAAAAAACGGAACAAGATACAGCATAATGACTTGGTTGCTTTAATCTATGAACACGCTGATTGTAGAAAAAAAAGACGAGGTGTATCTAACGGTTGATTGTGAATCTGACATTCAACGAGAACTTTCAGAATTTTTTACTTTCTATGTACCAGGTTATAAGTTTATGCCTGCATTTCGTAATCGTATGTGGGATGGTAAAATAAGATTATTCTCTCAAAAAACAAAAGAAATATACTTTGGATTATATCCTTACATCAAAGCATTTACCGAAGAACGAGGATATCATATAGTTGCTGGTAAGGGTGTTGATATAGATAATAAAGTAGATAAAGATATTGTTACCAAGTTTTCTAATAGTCTAGGTCAATCATTCGAAGCAAGAGATTATCAAATAGACGCCATATATCATAGTCTAAAATTTAATCGTGCATTACTACTAAGTCCTACTGCTTCAGGTAAATCATTTATTATATATTCTCTCATAAGATATTATTCACATCTACTTAAAGATGAAGAAAATAATCGGTGTCTATTAATTGTACCGACAACATCTTTAGTTGAACAAATGTATTCTGATTTTAAATCTTATGGTTGGAATGTAGAAAAGAATTGTCATAGACTGTATAGTGGATATTCAAATCAAACAACTAAAAAAGTTTTAATATCTACATGGCAGAGTTTATACAAGTTGCCGAAAAAATATTTTGATCAGTTTGGTGCTGTCTTTGGTGACGAAGCACATTTATTTAAATCAAAATCACTTACAGAAATAATGTCAAAACTAACTGGTTGTAAATATCGTATCGGTCTTACAGGTACACTCGATGGTGCCCATACACATAAACTAGTATTAGAAGGTTTGTTTGGTGCTGTCAATAAGGTTACATCAACTAAAAAACTTATGGATAAAAAACAACTATCTGATTTAGTGGTTCGTTGTCTAATATTAAAACACACCGAAGAAAACTCAAGAATGGTAGTCAATGGTAAGTATCAAGATGAGGTTGATTATTTAGTTAGTAGTACCTCAAGAAATAATTTTATTAGAAATCTAGCACTCAAGGCAAAAGGAAATACTTTAGTCTTATTTCAACTAGTAGAAAAACATGGCAAGAATCTATATGATATTATAAAAAGTAAAGCGGATGACGAAAGAAGAATTTTTTATATTCACGGTGGTGTGGAAACAGATGAAAGAGAACAGGCAAGAGCAATCGTAGAGAAAGAAAACAATGCTATTATTATCGCAAGTTATGGCACATTTTCTACTGGTATCAATATTAAAAATTTACATAACATAG